GATTATTGCCCAAGGTAAAAACATCTTCCTGTTCAACATCAAAGTTCCATACCCAACATTTATTATCGTTTTCAATTTCCTGTTTTGGATCCGAAACCCAAGACACATTAGCTCGTAGACCAATACCTTGAACCAAACTATCAAAATTAGATTGTTGACCTTTTGCAATAGGATCGTCACTATCTCTATCTGGATTCGATCTAGTTATATCTACAAAAGTCTTAATATTGTATCTCGGCATAGTGCCAGTATTTAGTGGTCATAAAAAAAGGGTGCCAACGAATTGACACCCTTTCAAAGTTGTAAAACTTTATTACAGTTTTGGTTCTACAATGTTTTCGATTGTAGTAACTGCACCAGTTACGCCATAAGCGTTTGTGCCGTCTGCTGTAATTGTTCCAGTTGTTTGAATGTGTAAGAACAATACGTCTGTAGCACCGCTTGAAAAAGCAGCACCGTCTGCTGTTCCCATTCCAACAATTGTTCCAGCATCGTCAGTAGCGTTTACGTTACCTGCTTCGATACCTTTTACAATAGTGTTAACTTCTGCATCAGTCATGTTAGTTTTTGCAACTTTCACAACGTAGATTTTTCCACCTAAACCAGTTGATTTAGACATCTTGTTATAGTTGGAAGTCAATACAGATTGGGTTGCACCTGCATTAGTTACTGTTTGTGCTAAACTTGATAAATCAGCCATTTTACATTCCTCCTATATTAAAGTGCTGTTAATGGAAAACCAGCCACTGCTGTTACAGTTGCTGAAGAAAGGTTTACACTTCCTACACCTACTGATGTTTTCGCTTGGATTAGGTCTTCTAGATGTGCAGCAAATGTTTCTTGGTTTGTGCCGTCATAACCATCTGTTCCGAAGTCGCCTTCGATAAGCACAGTGATAATTTGACCATCATTTGCACCGTCTGTTCTTGTTTCAGACATACCAACGATGTTAGCCATAGTCTTGATAGTGTTTACAACTTCTTTTACAGCACCTGTTGGTCCCATCTCTGTATCACCAAAGTCAGTTCCGTTTACTGCAAAGTCGATGTCAAACGCTGCAAGAGTTTTGCCTGTAGTTGCTAGAGCAACGTCAGCGTTTCCGTAGTTAGCACCTAAAGCGCCACCTACATTTGAGCCAGCGGCATCACTATCTGAATAGTTTCCCGCAATTCTTAAATCAGCCATTATATTTTCTCCTCTGATAATGTTAACCCCGCTCAGGGGCCGCTATTTTTGTTAGCAAATGTATTTATCTAAAAAGGGTTTTTTCGTGGGTTATGGTGTGTTTTTTGGGGTTTTTGATGGTTTTAATCGTTTTTAAAAGGTGTCCAACGATCTCTAGGCACAAGTTTAACCTTGTCCTTCATTTTGACGTAGCCTTCACCACCCGGCTTTGCGCCTGTTGTAGCAACAACATCACCTTCGGCTTTGTCTAGTTCTTCAATAACTTCGTTCTTAGCCTTCATTAACTCTGTAACAAGATAAAAGATATCTTTCATTACTTGTTCTTGTTGCTTAGCCATATTTAGTATCTTTTCTTGTTTGTTAGCAGATACTTTAGAATTTTGAAGCCAATTTAAGAAACTGCCTACATTAAGATCTTCTAGTTTCTTTGCTCGGCTCATTTGATTTAGATATGTGTAAAATATTTCCTGTAAATCACTCAACCCTTTCTGCGGAGCAAAAAATTTAGCAATGTCGCCTTGGGCTTTGTTTGCTACCTTTTCTATATTACCTAGGTTGTCTGCATTTACAGCCGGTGCCTTGCTTACATAGGTTTGCCCAAGCACAACAAGTTCTGGGTTTCCGTTAAACTGTTCTACATCTTTGATAGGAGTTCCGCTTTTATCTCCAAAATATTGATACGCATTGTGAGCGGCTACTGCTACTTTACTTTTAGCAACACGTCTACCTATGTCACTTGCTGTTTTTACATTATAAGTTACTTGGTTAGGAGTAAAACTTATTGCACCATCGCTACCATCATAAGGCTTACCTGGATGATATAATAAGTCTCCATAGATATAACCTTTGAAGTCTGCAGGAGTTGCTTTTTCAAATATAGGCCATAGGTCTGCCATTTCGCCGGCAAATCTTTCTCTCCAGTCTTCGCCTTTTCCCCTGCTCATAATAAACTTTTTAAGCTCTTCAGGACTTCCTGATTTACCTTCTTCTCGGCCCCAATTGTTTTTGCCTACTAACCTAAAAGTTCCATCGTCGTCCCTGCCCCAGTATACAGTAGGATATCCGTCCCATTTAATTGCAACATCGGATGAGTCTTGTTCCATATCTTTAATAATTTGAACTGCACGTTTAGCACCGTCATCAGGATTAGTAAAGACTAAATCTTCAAGATGGTTAAACTCTCTACCAACCTTTTTTGCTTCTGTTAAAAATTCAAATGCTCTCATTTTTTCAATAACTTTTTTTGTCTGTTAGTTCTATCCACATACTTTGCATGCGGAACCTTTAAATTCTTCTTACCGTATACATCGCCTATCTTGTGCATTTGTCCTGGCTTTTCAAATGCACTGTATCTGATGTCTAATACCTCGCTAATCTTCATTGACTATATCTATCATTTGTCTCATCCAACCTATGCTACCAGGTTGGAAACTTTCTACTGCTTTAGAATCAGGAAGTTCTAATCCATCCTTTTCAAAAGTTTCTCTAGCATCTGCTACAAGTTCTTCATAGTTTGGAAGTTTTTTTATATAACTTACAATACCTTCTACACTGTCCATTGTAGAAGATGTTGCAGTTTGACCTAATAGTGTTTTTGCAATCTGATTAGGATCTTTTGTAATTAATTCGTTTGATTCTCTGTCTATTAAACCATTGTTTGCTGACCACTTCATATCCTTTGTTTTTGCTATGCTGGCGAGTAGAATGTGTCTATGCACTCCTTTGAAAGGACTGCCTTCACCACTCCCCTGTAGGCTAAACTTCATCCATTCAGGATCACCAAACATCAAATCTGTTTGAACAAATCCATTAGCAGGATCACCTTTGATTGGAGTCTTAAAGTGAACAGAAATGCCTGACTTTCTAATCCACTGTTTTGTATCTTCACCTTCGTGGTTCTTTGCTACATATTCTGCTAGTTTGCTTTCAAGGTCTCCTTTGGTTGTTTTGGTGCTATCAACAGCAACATCAATATCTCCGCTGTCTGCTTTTTTGCCTGTGGTTCCAAGCATGTTATCTGTAAGTTCTAGGTCAATTATACCTTCGAGCCATTGAAGAGTAGGAATGATATCGTCTTTCTGCACTCTTTGCGTTGCAGGATTACCCTCTGGCGTTTTAAAAATATTTCCGCCTTCATTTAGTAGTTCATTACCCGACATCTTTATCCTTTTTAACCTTTTTCGATTCAGTTACTTTACGTATTCCACGTGTAAATTTTGCTGCATCATTGCCTTTAATGCTATTAATCAAACGTCTTTCAAGATCTAGTGCTGTGTCTTCGTCATAGGTCTTGTGTATAAGTTCCATTAGATTACAAGCACTGTTTATGATGTTAGTTGCTCTGCTTTCAATAAGAGACTCAGTATCTCTTCTCTCTGCAATGCTGTTAAGTTCTTGTAAAATTGTTCTAGTTTTAAATTTCATTATAAAGCAATCTCATTTCTATGTAGTATTTAACCTTTTTCGTTACAAATTATATACGGCATGATTTAGGTTGTCAACCTATAGTTGACGGATTCATGCAAAAATAGCACTACAGCCTTGCTAAAAAATAGGTTGATTTTTTTACTGCGATGCATTATATTTGTATAAATAAAGGGGAATAGGGCAGTGATCCTGCACTATTTCACTCACAGACACTAGGATAGACTAGAGCATTATCCATGCTTTACAAGTGATTGACGATTACCAAAGGTAATTGCACCGCCGGGGAAGTTCCGGGGTATCATGCTAACCACAAAGCATCCATACATCGAAGGAGAAAACAATGACACACTTAATAGGTGGTCTGATGTCTTGGATGAACTGCGGAATGTCGCAAAGACACCGCAATGATCTTTTGACTTGGGCCCAAACCGAATATAAAAAAGATTGGCGTTTCGCCTATAATTTTATGCTAACACATGATGGTCGTGCACCTAGTTGGTCAGAGATGAATCTACCATCAGAGGCATTGGCTAAAAAACTGAAGGAGGTGGCTTAAATGCGATTCCTACAGTTTATCAAAAAATTTATTACTTACGCACCAAAAGATTGGGATGAAGACTATCTGTCTCAGTCTGTTGATCATGTTGACCTTGAACGTCGTATCAGGGAACTTGATAGGCGCCAGGTCGTTACCGGACCGTTCGGGTACAAAAGAACTTAACATA